GGAGAATATGGTTCTCTACAAGATAGTCTATCGGTTAAATGATGTAATACCTCATCTCCAAGAAAAATAGCTACATGATTTAAAGTTGAATCTAAAATACTCATCAATAAAACATCTCCAGTTTGTAACTTTTCATCTGGTCTAAGTTCTCTAAATCCTGTTCGCCAAGCATAACTTTCAAACAAAGGATCTTTCATAAACTCTTCTGGAGTAATAGTTCTTTCATAATCTTTCAACTCTATACCCTTTTCCTGTTTGTAATAATCTCTCACTAAACTCCAGCAATCTGTAATACCCCATACCCATTGCCTACCAAGCAAAGGTGCTTCATATCCTTGCGGTTCATAATATCCCCATTTTTTTGTCTTAGGATTAACAATATGCCACGGAAGCCCACTTTGTTCACACGCAACTTTATCTGCTTGACTAGCTTCTGGAGGTGTTGTCGGATGACTATGAACGACAGCAGTAACCTCTCCAACATTTGTAGCCTTTACATAATCTTCTGGATCAAGAATAAAACATTGATGTGCTGTCATTGAAAGATTACGACAAGGATAATATCTTTCTTTTCCTCGAATATTTAACAAAAGACCCACAGATTCTTTTGGATCTTCTGTTTCAGCATGATTAAGTGCAGCGTCTTTCCAATTCATGAAGCAATCGTACCAATAGAAGGAAACTCGGCTCTAGTACATTGTCTGTTAGGAGCACGAATACCAGCAAGATCAAATACAGAAGCTAATTCAAATTGAACAACCTCTCTATTTTCTGCTGATTTTCTATCTATCTTATATATTTCCTGCGGAAACTCTGCTGTAGAATCTGGTGTTCCATAAGGATTTATGTCTCCAGGAAAATTAACAGCATCTAAAAATCTTGCAAGAGTTCTTATACGAGTAACAGTTGCACCAGTAAGATCATTACCAGCAGTTGTTGTATTTACACTGAGCAAAATAGCTGTGATAGTTCCTAGTGCATTACTGACAGTTAATGTAGGTCTAGGTAACTGTCCTTGTCTGAAAGCGAAACCTTCTGCTTTTATTGGAAATCTTTGATAAGTATTACCAGCCCAGACTATCTCTCCATTATCTTTAAGACTACTACCTGCATGAAACCTGTAAATAGTAGTAGCACCATGCAAACTATTATCAAGTTGTAAGGTAAAAAGTTCAATTATTGCTGATGGATTTGTATTTTGAAGATTGCTAACAATAGCAGAACTGCTCATGGTTCAAACACCTCTCTAAATGTTGCTTGAATTGTTGCTCTATTGTTATATGGTATAGATTTATTCCAGTTCTCGCAAACATACTGCCCAGCACCAGATAAAGTAATCGAAACATTCCCACTGTTAGTAGCACTGGCAGCAGCAGTAACAGTAAAGACATTTGAATCAGTAACCGAAGCAACAAGAAATGTACCATCAGTTGCAGATCCAGAAGTGTAATCAATAGTAAGTTCATCGCCTACAGCCACACCATGACTTGAAATTGTGATTGTTACTGTAGTACCTGATTGAGAATAAGTTCCTGTTTTTGTAAACCCTTCTCCTGGTGGAGTAAAAGTAAAGCTGGCACTATCATTAGCACGACTATCAAGAAAGCCTTCTATAGTATCCGCATCTGTTTCTGATACGTTAAAAGTAAGATTGAATATCTTAGGATTTTGATGAGCAGCAAGTCCGAACAATATTCTATGTTCATAGCCATCAGCAAAACGAACTGTTCTAGTATTTGGTGCGGATCTTTTCTGCTGTCCGTATGTTGGTGTGATTGATGGGAAAGTAGCCATTATGCAAGTAAACCTCCAGGTCTTTTCTGTTTAATTAATTCTGTCTCTATAGCTGCTGATAATGCAATACCTAATGCTCTGCCTTCATCTTCATCGCCTTCTACATTAGAACCAGAAGCATCTACGTTTACTACGATATTTGTACCACCCATTGCATGATTTGGAATAATAGTACCTGCTCTATCTGGAACAAATAATTCAGCACCTCTTTCTCCTACAATCGAAGGTCTGCCAACAGGAGGTCTACCTCCATTAGCAAACTTAAGAAGGGGTTGAGCAGCCGAAGTGCCAACTGCGTGTCTATTTAAATTATTAGCACTAATACCCACTCCTTGTTGACGCATCCCAAGTGGGTTACTATCCATTCCAAAACTAAACAGATTGCTAAATAAACTTAAAAATCCTCGTTGTAATTGTGCAGCAGCCATTCTTGCAGCCATATCTAAGAAATGATCTGCTATTCGACTAAACATATTCCTAAACGCATCTTGAACACTCATTGTTCCTTTTATTATTCCTTTAAATGATTCTTCAAAACCATCTCTTATTGCTGTGCTTAAATCTAAAATTTGTCTCATTGGATTTAATAATTCTCTTAACTCATCAGTAGGAGCTTGAAACTCAACAAGAAACTTTAATTTTTCATTTAGTTTTATTTGGTTTTCTAAAAGTTTAAGTTGCGGTTCATTTGCTTGATTAAATTGTTGTTTTAATTTATTAGGATCTGTTCTTTCATTAACTAAATTATCTAAACCAAGCATCATACCCGTAGATGAAGCTGCTCTTTTTTTGCTTGCTTCATCTTTTTGTCTTTTGTCTGCTTTAATAAATGCCTGTTCTCGTTTATCTAATATTGCTTTTTCTAATTCAATCTGTGCTTTTAATGCACCTTTAGTCATTAGTGTATTTAATAATTCTTGTCTTTTCTTTTCACTTATTTCTCCTTGTAATTCTTCTATTTTATTTAGAACTGATTGAGTATCTCTTAATCCTGCTAATGTTCTAAATGTCTCAACAGATCCAAAAGCCTGTATTATTCCCAATCCTTGTTTTTCTCCAAAAGTTTTTACAGTAGATGCTAATTTAATAGCCTCTTCATTAGTTACATCAAACTCCCGTGCTAATGCTTTTATATTTTTCATCGAAAATTCAGAACTTATGCCCATGCTGGTAACTTCTTCATTTAACTTACGCAAACTCTTTCTTAATTCCATTGCCTTCTCTATTTGAGCAGCAAAAGCAGTAGCAACAATAGAAGCAGCAAAACCTCCTCCAGGTGCTAATGCTCCACCAATACCTCCAGCAAGACCACCCATTACAGAACTAACACCACCAGCACCAAATAATGCAGGAAAACCACCGCCAATCATGGCACTACCAGCAGCACCTTTTAATCTACCTACTGCACCACCTGGCATTGCAAATATGCCTTGTGGGTTAGCATTACGACCAAAACCTAAATTAGCTCTTGAAAATCTTGCATTTATAGGACTTGTTGTGCCTCCTGCTGGTGGCAACATACCAAATGCACTTTGCTGACTTAAAATATTTGCTGTTTTATTTGAAGATTTTTGTATATTCTTAACAGCTTTTTCTATAGGTTTACTTTGTATTTCAACAAATTTACCACTAGATTCTCCTGCTGCTGGCAATCTCATGCTTGGAGGAATGAGTTTATTACCTCCTAATGCCTTTATCTGTTCTGGCGTAGCAAATACTTGATTAGCTTGCATAGGCTTTGCTGCCCTTGACGCTTGCATTTGTATTGTTGCGTTTATTTTTAACTGTTCTCCTATTGCTTTACTAACTTGCAAAAATTCTTTTGATCCTACAATAGTCATATCTTGCATACGTTTCAGCAAAGTCATTGCTTCATTTCCTGCCATTATCGTGCGAGGAAATCCTTGTATTTCTTTTATCCTTGCACTTACATTTCCTATAGTTTTAGATGGATCTGCTCCACTTGCTTTAGCAAAAGCAACAGCTTCCATATTAAGTTTTCTAAAATTACCAGCTAATAAAGTAATTGCACCATTTTGTCTATCAGTTGCATTTGTGGCTGCATCAAACGCTTTTCTAACAGCAGCTAAATTATCTCTTGCAGTTCCAATTGAATTACCAAAAACTCTCATTCCAGGATTTGCAGTTCCAAGAAAAGATTTAATTTTCCTGTTTCCTTTATTAATTTCTTTTTCTAACGCTGAGAGTTTTTTCTGTGCTGGTGCAGTTTTTATATTTATCTTTAATTTATTTAAATTACCAAATGTTTTTTCTACCTGTTTTGCAAGCTGATGTAGTTTTTTTACATTCTGTTCGCCTTTACTCGTATTTATAACAAGATCAATCGTTTTAATTGCCATTTCGACCTGTTAGCAAAACATATATTCTATTCTACCTTGATTTGGGTATAACGCTCCTTCTATGTTGTATTTTTTGGTCATCTTGTTTTTGCTGTTCATATTTTATTTCATAAAAAGCAGCCCAACCTATCATTTCTTCAACAGTTAATTTATTACATAATTCACTGACAGTAAGTTTCAACTCATTTGCCAATGAGTATATAAACATCCAATCTCCGTTAGCTTTTTAAATCGGCTTTTGCCTGATCTACCTCCTTTTCAGATCCAGATTCAAGCATAGCCAACTGTATCTCTTGCAAAGTATTTGCATTTACTTCTCTTCGTAAAGAAGCCTTGTCACCATCTTGAAATAGTCTTTGTTCAGATTTATCTAATGCTTTTTCAATCATCAGTTGTAAAGCAAAATCATTTGCATCTTCAGTTCCACTTTTTTTCTGAATCATCTCACGTTCAGCAATAGTTAACGGATGCCAAAAGATTTCTAAAACAACTTCTCCATTTTCATCTTTGAGTTCATACTTATAAAGTTGGCTTACACCAAATTTGTTTTTTAAAAGATCAACTGCTTTAGTCATGTCATTGTATAGCTATTAGAAGTATATCAGCTATTAGCAAAAAAAGCACAAGATACAATTCCTAAGAAATGTGAACGATCCTCAACCTCTACAGGGATAATTCCATTTACTTCTCCAACTCTAGGAGAACAAGAAAATGGATCTGAATAATCAGAAGCATTTATAGATGTTAGTCCATCTATTACAGCTTCTCCTAATGCTGACATTACAGATGAACCTTTACCTTTTGGAACATAAATATTACATTGAATTGCACCAGAATAATAATCTGATGCTGCACCTTGATTTTGTAAAGTTGATTGAGTGAAAGTAATCGAAGTTGTTATAAATTTTTTAGTTTTTCCAGGTGTTGTATAAGTTACGTTGTCATAAATCATAAGCACAGTATTATCTGCTGCTGCAACTGCATCAGTAATTGCTTTTTCAAAAGCTGCTCTTGCGTTAACTAAACTCATAATTTTCTATATTTTGAACCTAATGCTGGAGCACTTCTACCTGCTTGAACACCTTGATATAATACTTGACTATCAGCAACTCTTACATCTGGTTTTGTTTGACCAAATACAAAATCAACAACCTGACCTATAGTTTCCACATAAGTCATTATTGAGCTATTGGGAGAACCTAATGCTTGCCTTGCATATTCAGCCCTGTTACCTACAAATACTGTATCTCCAAACTTAAATTTCTTATTAAGAGGGTATCGTGGTTCGATAATTGGCGGTGTTTTAATACCATTATCTCTATCTTTTTTTACCTGTGTCCATGGAGAAGTTCTTTCTTCATCCGAATGAGGTCTATATGTATTTGCTTGCCAACTGGAAGCAAAGAATCCAGTATATTGAGGACTTTCTGAAGGTAAATCTGTAAGAATCCTATTTACTAAATTATTTAACTGACTATTATATTCTCTTCTTGTAGATGCGATTGCACTACTTAAAGCGTTAGGATCTGATTTAGCCATTAGAACCTCGCAATAATTGTGAACAAATAAGTTTGTCCACCTTGTAATGTACTTATATTAACTATTTTTGCCACTCTAGTTGACCCTGCGTAAGTTAATGTAATCTCATCATCAAAATCAGGTTGGCTATCGCCAATAAGATCAGGTGTTATATAAGTTTTAAATTCTCTAGTTTCTTTTCCTAAATCTTCTTCTGATCTAATAAATTCAATAGGAACATTAATGTTATAGCTTGTATCAGTTGTTGTATATACACCTGTGCTTGTGTTGTAACTACCAGATGCTTTTTTTGTGTAAGTAATAGAAGTATCAAGTGAACTTCCAAGAGTTGCTACAACATCTTTAGCAACGCTTTTTAAGAGTGAATCAAGTTGACCTGCCATTATCCTCTAACCACTCTAAGTTGAAAACTACCAGCACCACCAAGCATATATGCTCCAAGATAACTTTGTAGCCATGGATAAACGTCAAGAATATTATTTATAGAACCAGTTCCTTGACTATCAGTATTATATTTGACCTGTATATCTCCTAACTTAACTTCAGAAAAATTACCATCTTTACCAGTTGTACCAGTAATAGCATCAGTATCATTTGCCAATGCTCTAGCTAATTCATATTGTGCATATTTAATATTATTTGGAATAGTTGTACAAGCCAGTTCAACTCCATCAACTTGATAATTTGTTCTTGGAAATTTAAGTGCCTGACTTTCATCACATCTATCTCCGTAATAAACCAAAGTATCAATCCATCTTGTAGCTGCTATAAGTGCTCGATTCTTTTTATCATCCTGTTTATTATCCCATTGCGTAGAACTAGGGACAGTTTCAAAGTATGCGTCTGCTTCAGCTAATGTGACATAGCTATTAGCATTTGCTCCTTTTATTGTTGCGTCTATAGTAGCTGCCACGATTATTAAAGTAATTTAGTTTTATTGTAGCGTAAAGAAAAAACCCCACCAATAATTGATGAGGTTTAATGACCACATTTTAATCTTAAAATAAATTAAGACTTTAGACCATTGTCTAGTGGAGAGTTGACAAAGATTTCAACTATAGGAATTTGGTCAATATCATATGTTGCAGACCAGTTAGATCCTGTTCTAAGTGCTGAGTTAGCAGGGTTATCAGCAGCGTTTGTCCACTTAGTACCCATAAC